GGATTGTTAGCCGGTGCCATTGCACCACCAAAGCCTATTCTTGCTTGTAAGTCTGCTAATGCTCTTGCGGTTTCAATGGGTGTTAGCGGTGGCTTATCGCCTCTTTCTGCTGCACGCATTGCATCAAATGCCGCCTGTCTAGCTTCTCTGTCTCTGTCATATTGTCCAGATTCTGTGTATTCGTTTCTGCCTGATTCAAACGAAGATCCCGCGCCACCGTATAACACATTTAGTGCTTGGGCTTTACTCGCTCTATCCATAGCGGTGTCCATAGCATTATCGAAGGCTCTTTGGTTGGCTGCATCAACTGCGCCTGCATTTTTTACTGCAAACATATCTCCGCTTTCAAGCATAGCTTGTGCGTTTGGAACAAAACCGGCACCCATTAAATCAAAAGAAGAACCTATTTGAGAAGGTGTGCCATACATTCTATCTGGACTTGCAACCGGCATAGGTTCCATGTCACCTAAAGTTTCGCTAGGCAATAGACTTGGTAAAATAGTAGCGGGATCAACAAGGGATAGTCCAGAGCTTGCCGGTACTTGTGGCGAGAAATACATAGTTTCCTCGGTGGGTATGATTACCGGCTGTCTCGGGTCTGACAGACCTTGCGGAGCAAGGTTAAGGTTAAAGGTCGGTGTAGTGTCAATAGACAGACCTGGAGCTGTGGCAAATAGACCACCGCCTTGTTGAAATTGTGGAATTGTTTCACGTGGAACATTCAGGGGTCCTTGAGTCGCGGTGCGCGGAAGGCTGGTTATTCCCATAAATTTAGGTTCCATGTAACAATCTCCTTAACTTAGATTTACATTAGTCTAGCATAAATTAACCATAATACGCATTAACTTTCAAGCGTTCAGACGCATCAGAAATATCCCAATCATCAGACGGCGTTTGCACAAAATTACCCTGACGGTACCGCATAAGTGCTTGTGTCATGCTATCTACCAAGTCGTCATGCCTGCCGTTTGGAAAAGCAGCACATTCTTCTATCATTTCTTCCGCCCAAGACTCGTCGGGGGCCCAAACCATACCCGATTCAAACAAAGGTGATATAGCGTGTACTCGAGACAACTTATCATTACCTTTACTTGGCGTAAAATTGACCACGGGTATACCCATTTGTCGCAATTCGTGCGTTAACGGCATACCAGACGCCTTTGCTTCAATAATTACCGTCTCAGGTTCCCAAAAACCGTACTGATCTTTAGCAATAGCCTTTAATTCTGGAAAATCCCATCGCCCTTTCTTGACATCTAACAAAATAATAGCGGGAGAACCGCCTATTTCTTCCGGATAAAACACACCCCAGGTAGTAATTGCACTAAAATCGGCTGTTTCTTTCTTAGAAAACGCCGTATCGTAGCTTTGAATAACAAATTGCAGGTTAGGAACCTCTCTTTTGTCCCATTTTAGCCACCACTCGCGTTTTAATATGGATAATTCTTCTGCTGTAGGGTCTTGCTGGTACTGTGCGTTCCATTTATAAGGCGGAACAGACGCTTTTACGCTTAATAATTCATCTTTTGACCAAAATTCAGGCCAACAAGGGTTTCCGGACGGCATTAATGCAGGTAACTCTACAATATCCCACTGATCTGCCCTCTCATCTTTAGCCTGCGCACGTATAAGTTGACCCGTCATGTCTTTTTCTGACCACCGAGTTTGTACCAAAACAATTGCGCCGCCAGGCTGGAGACGCTGACGGGGGCCCCCAGTGTACCAATCCCATGCTTGTTCAAAACCGCTGTTAGATAACGCCGTTTGCTCCGAGTGCGGGTCGTCAATAATGATTAAATCACCACCACGACCGGCTAAGTTTGAACCAACGCCCACGGCGTAGTACATCCCACCACTTTTTGTGTCCCACCGGCCCGAGGCTTTACTATCTGCGGCAAGTTCTGTTTTTGGAAAGACAGAAGAGTAATCCTCTGTTTCAATTAAGTTTTTAACCTTACGTCCGAAGTTAACAGCAAGTTCCGTGGTGTGCGTTGCCTGAATAATTTTCATAGCAGGATTCCTACCGATCATCCATGCTGGAAATAAAAAGCTGGCGAACTCACTTTTTGTGTGTCGAGGCGGCATATTAATAATCAAACGTTTTATTTCGCCGTTGGCTATTTGTTCTAATTTTTCTGCAACTATTTTGTGGTGATTTCCAGAAATAAATTCAGGCCACATTGCTTGCACAAAATTTAAAAAATTATTTTTGCAGTCCTCTACTTTTTGCAATTGTGCAAGTCGTAACTTTAAACGTAATAATTTTGTTTCGTCTTCAAGGAGGTTCATGGCGAAATTGTTTTAAAAACAGATTCCCAATCTATAAAAGGTCCTTCAAACTCAGCAATTTTTTGGGACCCCTTTATTCCGTCCATGACTAAATTAACAGCTTCTTCTCCTTTATAAAGAATTATACGAAAATCTTTTTCATTTATTTTTTGGTGTTTTACCAAAACCCAAACGCTTGCGTGTTGGTGTCGAGTCAAAAAAGATACTTGGTGCGGACGCAAACCAACCTTATTGCCATTACAAAATTTTAATTCTACTAAATGAAAATTGCCTTTTTCATCACAAAGCATGACATCTGGAACACCGGGCAAGGCCCAGGATTCTAATCTAGTGGGTAGTATTTTTGGACGAGTTCGTTTCAAAGCTTCCCGGACTTGTTTCCAAAGTCCCGACTCTTTCTGAACCGCTGTCCTCGGTATCTGTTTGTTCTTCACTGGGCGGGGCATAACCTTTTATTTCCTCAATAGCTTTTAAGACTTCTTCTTTTGACATTTGATCTATACTGCCGTGACGTATTTCACTTTTACTTATATAAATATCGCCTTGCGCTTGACCTCTACGATACTCTGCTTGCACGGCCGCTGAGTAAGCGCCGTTTTGTAAAGCTTCATCTCTTATTCTTTGCAACTCGCGAACGTGTCTTCCGTACGTCACACCATATTTTGCGTCTAGTTCTCTACGATAGGCTTTTATTGCAGCAACAACATGGGGACTTCTTTCAGGATTTGTTAGCTCATACGCTCTAGTGTGCGAAGAACTTGCAGAATAGCCGGCGTTTATCGCAGCCTCTCTCAAAGTAATATGACCATCATTGGCAACTATTTCACGAACAAATAATTCTTGCTTACGAGTCAATCTTGTTTTTTCGGACAACCCGGGTCGTCCGTTCTTTTTAACTTTTTTCTTGCTCATTTGAAAAAAATTTTAAAATTTTTTTACCCATAAAACAAGTTTTGGGACTCTAAAAATAACGTCAGTTAACGCCATATCGTTTTTCACTGAACTGTTCGCGTAAAACTGAGTTATAACCGTTGCAGCCAGAGACATATACCGCGGTTTGTAAGTCGTTGATTTATAAGGATTTAATCACGGATCATAAAGCATGCTTTCAGGGGTCCCAGTACGCACAAAAAAGACAGCACTCACGGGGCACGGGTCACGGATCGGGGGTATCGAGTAACGCCGAAAGCGGTTCGCGGGCGTTCTGGTTGCGCGATCTGCCCCGTTAAACACGGACCACGGGGCACGGATCGGGGACCGCTGGCACGGATCGAGGACCACGGATCGGGGATCGAGGACAACCGGCCCCTTGTCCATACGTTTTGACCATGAATCGAGGGGCACGCCCCGCCAAGATTAACTAATAAACATGTTACCCACAGATTCCCCGCTTGTGGATAACTACTGGTTAAAAAATAAACAATATTTCGTTATTTAGAAAACCCGAAAAAAAAACGGCTAAAACAAGGGATTTAGTTTTTGCAGCGCCCAGGACTAAAAACAAAAAGTTATCCACAGTGCGGGATCCGTCCTGGTAGAAGTTATGCACCAGTTGTTCATCTACCTAGGGGGAGGGATCACGGCTCGAGGGATCGAGGGCGGATCGAAGACTTAACCGGGGCGGATCGAAGACTTAGCCGGGGCGGATCGGCTCTCTTATCGAGAGAGATCGAGAACAACAAGAACGGGCTAAAACCCGCGCGGAGAGTGACCTAAAACAATTCTGGCAATACTCGAACCTTAACCAGATAACAAAAAGCGCCTATTTTCTGGGGGTTCGAGCGGATCGGGTCACCTATCGAGGAAGGGTCGAGGGCATATCGAGGGCAAAAGGTCCATTTTTAGGAATAGCACAACAAGGGGTGGACCATTAAAACGCCTTAGATCGCAATAGAGAGAGCCGATTATTCGATAATCCATAAAAAAACCCGCCTTTTGGCGGGCTTTTCGTTTCGCGGCATTAAAATTTTCTCGCCGTTAAAACTCGAGTTCTTGACGAATGGACAAAAACCGCCTTTCGTACTCCTCGAGTCTATCCTCGAGCCGTCGCAATTCGCCGATAATGTTATCGATCAATTCATCAGGGATCGAGTCGCCGAGCTCCAATTGAAGCTCATACGATCGCGGGCGATCATGGCGGGGTAAATCCTTGATCCCATGCTCGAGCATATCGCGCCCAGTCCAAGCGCGATTGTTTTTCAGCTTGTGATATTCCGTCAGCATATTAAACCCCCCTCAATGCATTAGAATCGACCATATCAAGACGGCGCGATTGCTCCTCGGCGGTGAGCTCGTCCCAGTCATCAGGAATGATGAAGCCGGGGCTAGTCGCCTGATAAAATCTTAGACGCTGTCTATTAGTTTTCTTTTGGTCCTCCTCGGATTCGCTCGAGTGCATGAGCGAGAATAACGCGCTAACCATGCCCGCTGATTTGAACGGGTTACTATCACGCTTGGGCGTGCCGAAGTCGTCGCCGAGGTCCTCGAGTGCGCGCGCCTCGAATACTTCAAATTCTAACCGCTTCGAGTGGTCCGAGTCGATCCAATATAAATGACGTGCGGTTGTAGGGGACCAGACATTTTGAGAGATCACCAGAGGCGTTGCCATTATCCGCCCCGCCTCATTCATTTTATCGCGACCCCATACTCGATAGGCAATCAGTGTTCGATAACTGAACCATAATTGGAAGCCGTGCGTGTCTATGTAATAAAAGTTTTTAGTTGTTCGCGGGTATATGCGTTCAGCGTCCGCGGGTATGTTATCGATTATGTAATCGGTTATATCATTTTCGTACTTCATGTTTTTTACTCCATTAATTGAGGGTTATTAAATGGCAACCCTAGAACCATAAATTAAAGATATAGAATAAGTCTTATATATGCAAATAAAAAACCCGCCACAAGGGCGGGTTATATTTTCCGAAGTATCGGCCCCTTGTTAGAAGCAATGACGCAACGCCCGCTTGCGATTCTCACGGACATAATAAAGCGCGGTATTACACCGCTTGCAATTCTCTGGCGAATGTAATTCAACGCACCCATACCAACCGCGGTAATTCTCGCCATTGTCTAATTGATTGCAAGTATCAGAACAGTAATAATAATGTTCGATCGCGTCCCCGTTTTGATCCTCGATAATGTGAATGTGAGCCATTAGTAAACCCCCTCGTTAATTCTGGATAAGGGCACGTTATCCCGTTGATGATCTAACACGCTGTAACCCGTTCTTTGGTATTCGATAACCCCGCGACCATTGCCACAGTCAATCGCATACAATAAAGAACGATCTAATAACCCGAGCGTATCGGCAATTTTATTAAACTCTTTTATTGGATCAAAATCCCTTAAAAAGTATTTATTGTTTCTATAACTTTGGCGATAGGTCGAAAGTGTATTGTCTTCATAGTTGAAGGCGATATATAAAATTCTCATTATTCACCCCGCCAAGATTCATTTAAAATAATTCGGCAATTCTTCAATGTTTCATAAATTTTATCAGTAACGACTGCCTCAAAATCGGGATCATAGGTCGTGTATTCCTTAATCATGCACTCTATGTCATCTTGATATTCATCAATATCGAATCGGCGGTTAATTTTTTCCTCGAGTTCGTCGAGGTCAATCGCGCCGTCTTCGTTTACTACGTCAATAATTAACTTTTTGTAGTAGTCCGAAATAGCGTCGTATTTAAGATTTTTTTCTTCAGCTTCGTCTAGCCGGGTGGCTAGTCTCTTTTGATCATCACGCGCCACCTTTAGATCATCTTGAAGTGATTTAATCATCTCACTATCAGTCATGACGCCTTGTGGATTTTCTTTTTTATCGTCAGGGTATTTCATTTTTTTACTCCCGTTAAATATGCAATCTTTCTTGATATGCTCGATTGCAAAAAAGCATATATGGGAGTTTATGCTATATCGAATCGAAATACAAAAAAAACCCGC